ATACGTTCTCTATAACCTTACCCCCATATATTCGTGTGCGACCTCTTCTTGTTTTATAATGAAACTCTTTACCACTTTCTGTCTCATTAAATTTTAAATCTCCATATCTCATCAGTAAACCCGATGGTAACTGTATAGCATCCTTCTCGGGTACAGTTTTAAGAACTTCTCCGTACCCCAAGTATGTGGGAGACTCTTTGTTGTAAAGACCCCTGAGAGTCTCTTGAGCATCACGCCATAACTTGTTTATTTTCCAATTAGAATCACGATAAACTCCTATGACCCTCCGTGCTTCATCTAACTCCATGTTAAAGCCAAAGGTCTGTAGTTGTGATTGAAACTTCACTGCACCCATACCATAGCCTGCCCCAAGTATTGTAGTCTTACCCACAAACCTTTCGTCTTTTGTTATTTCTTCTTCGGGTTTGTTGTATATCTTTGATGCCATCTTCACGTAAACATCTTCTCCTGCACTGAATGACTCAACAAGATCGTCCTGTGAGGCTAACCAAGCCAACACTCGTGCTTCAATCTGTGAAGAGTCAGCATCTATTATAGTATGTCCCTTTGGTGCTACGATACTTCTCTTTAACTTCTTCCCATTCTTTCCACGACTCGGCAAGTTTTGTAAATTTATTTTATCGTCACCACCCCATCTGCCAGTATGGGCGGCGTAGTATCTCACGGGTACGGGTAACAGACCTCTCTTTGATATATCAATAAATCTCTGTGTTCTTGTTTCTTCTAAAGTAGATTTGTTACCGAGTCTTGCATTAATTAACATTTGCACTCTTTGGTCATCGTGTTCTAACAAAGCCTTAAAGCCTTCGTCAGACTTAGCCAATGCAAGAGTTTGTTCTCCAGTTGTAGGACTTGTTTTCATAGGTGGCTCTACATCCAAAGACCTCAATGCTTCTGCAAACTTTAAATTACTCATCAAATCGTCTTTTGTGACACCCATGATAGCACATTTCTGTAGTAATGATTCTTTCTCATAACGTGTTTCTGATAGATGTTGCTCGAGCAACCCTAAATCTAAATCAAGCACTGGCTCTACAAACATCCTCAAAGTTAAGTCTATAAGTTTTAATTCTTTCTTTGGAAAGTTTTTTGCCATACGCATGAACAACTTATATGTTAAGTTTACATCATTTACGCAATAATCTCCGTAAGCACTCAATTCACTTTCCGTAAAGTTCTCCCTCTTCTTACCGATTGCCTCAAAGACCTCTGTGCCTTTAACTCCGATATTATATCTTTCAGATAACGCCTTGAGACTACCACTATCTTCCACCCCATGAACACCACGGGCGATACACAAAGTATCGGTATACACCCGAGGACTAATATCAAAGACCCAATTAAGAATAGCACCATCAAACATAGTGTTATGAGCAAGTACCATAGCGTTTTCCCAGGGGAAGTTCGTTTGTAAGTACTCTCTAAGTTGTTTATGTGTTCCACTCGCCCACTCCGTTTCTTTATCATTTAATTTTATACCAATGCCTATGACCTCAAATCTAGGGTCACGCACGTACTCCTCTGTCGTCAACTTACTCAACGAATAATCTTTGTCATAGTAAGTTTCAAAATCTAATGTAATTAAATCCATACTCACCCCGTAACCCTATGTGGTCTCATTTCTCTAATCTTCAATTCATTTTGTAGCTTGCCTATAAAGTCAACCATGTGTCTTCTCTCCGTTGCTACTTCAGAGTTATAAGGGTAGTAATCTAAATTATTATCGGCATCAAATTTTTCTAGAAAAAACTTGGTGCTTCTTATACATAGCTTAATCTCTTTCTGAGATAATTTCATGTGAGATTGAGCCATTACTTATCCACCACTTCACATTCATAAGCGATACCTATGTAAGCCATAATATCTATATAGTGGTCATCTTTTTTAGGTGATGCTTTTAATCTTGCTAACTTAGTAGCTATGTGTACAAGAGCAACATCTTTCGCAGTAAGTTGTTTATCTGTGATAGCATTAAAAATGTTTGCTATATTCTTGTGATTATCTATAGGACTACCATAATCTTTTAATCTATCACCACCCGTATACTCTATCGCTTTCTTTAATAAGTCTATTCTATTCTTCACTGTCATCTTCCTCGTCCTCCATCTCTACTATAGTTTGGTCAAAAGGTAGATGTAGTTGTCCACAGTTGAGACAAATTGTTTCACCTTTCATTCTCACGACAATACCATTACAATTAATACAAATCACTTTCGTCATCCTCTTCTTCCCTTCTAAATCTTTCTGCCAGTGTTATAGATTCTACCTTTCCAGTTCTCCTCTTAACTTCATTATCCATAAACAAATAGCTAAAGTTATTCTCTGTGCCGTAGTCGTGTGGTTCAAGTGCATAGCAATCATTACATAACGCAAATACATAAAAAGAAAAATGTATACCCTCTCCTATTGTTTCGGGAAGTTCACCACATCTACCACATCTTACTGTAAGGTCTTTACATGAGTCGATATAGTTAGACGGGTGCATAACATCTAGTTTATGTTGTGGTTCGTCTTTCTTATAAAACTGTAGTCTCTTACTTCTGATGTATGGTCGTTTTCTATCTTTATATTTCTTTTGATTACTTTGATGTATCTTGCACATAGGACACCTACCATTTTGAAAGGCTACCTTACATCTCTCACAGAGTTGCATAATATTCCTCCCAGTCGGAGTAGTGAATGAGTGACACAAACTGGGAGGAGATATATAGAGTCATGGCTCTTGGAGGAGTTAGGCGAACCACCTCTACTGCAATGGATTTTATATCAGTAAAAAAGGCTCTCATTGCTTACCTATTCTTTGTAAATAAAAATTTGCTAATAAATCTCGCATCCTAACCTTGTCCACGTTGCCACCATGAATGACTGTGGAAAAGCCTCCTTGCTCCAGTATCTGCTCTAAGTTCTTTTGTTGTAATGCTGTAGGCTCATTGTTCCATTTTGCTTTGCACTCTATACCAAAGAAAAGTCCTTTGTAACAACCTACTATGTCGGGTACACCACTGTAACCATATCCACCAGTCATAGGTGTAAAGTAGTATACACCCATATCTTTGAGTTGCTTAATAACTTTCTTCTTTACTTTTTGTTCGGGTGTGTCCACCACGATTAGCCTCCGTAAAAACTGGTTTCAAGGTGTTAGTGTGGCACTAACAAACTTGGGAAATTTTCGCAACTTAATCTACTCTATATCCCCAAACTGTTAGTGTTACACTAACACCTTTTGGTATTCCCCACACTGATAAAGAATCTTAATTCGGTAAATGTTATTATTCATCTTTACAAAATACAGTTACCCCAGTGTGGGAAATTTCTTATGGATAATATATCCAATATATGTCTTCGTGTATTCTCCTCCCAATATCATCTACCTCATAAATTGGTTTGTGCATACTTAAAAGAGATAACTTCTCTTGCACCCACCTTGGTAGAGCATCAACTGAATCATACCAACCCTCTGCTTGGTTGTCAACCCCGTTGATACCTATTGGTGTTATTTGAACACATCTGCTACCTTTGTCTATGCTAACACGGTATATCTTGTTATCGTGTGGTATCTGATGAGATATAGAAGTCTCTCTCAGTAAGTACATAAAACATCGTGGTATCAATTTTGTAGCCAACTTCGTCAACATATCCGTCCTCCTCTAACATTGTTAATACAGAAATCTTACCCATTAATGTTTCGGGTAAAGTCTCTTCGTTGAAAGTTTCCTTTGGTGACAACCCTTGGTCTTGTATCGGTATTGATTGTGGTATCTTACCTCCTTCCACATTACCAATAAAGGTTACATCAAACGCTTGTTTATCGAAAGCATCATTATACACACGAACGTGGTATAGTTTGTGTTGCTTTTTGAACGCAAGTCTGTATGCAGTCTCCTGCAAGAAAAACTCTTCCAACTCCTTTACATAGTCGGGGTCATCTTGTAGCAACTCGGGATACTTTTCATACATGATACGAATAAACTTCACCACGCCTTTGTCAGCTTTACCATCTTCGACACGTCTAATGTGTTGGTTAGCATAGTTATCCTCGTTAAAGAGTAGCTTGTAT